AGAGCGTGAATTGTTCTTACGTTCGCTTACCGGGAACATTGTTCTCGATGGGAAAATGCAGCGTGCACAGATGTGGGGTCAGCTGATGGGTTCGATTGTGAGTTTTCCTGTGCTTTGCATTGCTAATGCCGCATTGTGTCGATGGTCAATTGAGTTGGATACGTTTAAACGAATTTCGTTAAAACGATCTACTCTAATGATCAACGGCGACGATGTGGTATTTCGCAGTACGAAGCGCGGGCACGACATTTGGGAACGTATCACCGCCTTCGCTGGTTTGTCATCAAGTATCGGAAAAACATTCTTAACTCGTGCTTTTGCACAAATTAATAGTGTTAACTTTCAGAGACTTGATAAACCAGAGATGGTGATGTACGATACCGTCGAACGTCCAATGTTTTTCAAAGAAACGCAATACGTCAACCTTGGCTTATTACTCGGTCTCAAGAGATCGGGTGAAAAAGTTGGGGCGGATGCAGTTGCAGATTCCGAGATAACATTGGGCGAACGATGTCGTGCGCTAATACGGGCGTGTCCACAGGACATGCGTGTATCAGCGATGCACGTGTTTATCAAACAACATCAGAAGATTTTGGAGAGTTGTAAAGTTCCATGGTTCGTTCCGGAATGCTGGGGTGGTATAGGTTTACCATCAGTAATCCGTCCGTCGGACATGCCTAACGATTACGAGCCAGGTCAAGAGGTCTTTCCCAAGTGGGGACCAACTGAACTGGATCGTCGTATTGTAGCACGTCTACGGGAGGCGCCTGTCCACGCAGAAACAAATAAACTATTGTTTCCTGTGGGCAAGCCCCCGATCGAAGCTCCATGGGACACGCACAAAATCGTACTTCAGAGGTTACCAGTGCCATTACAGTATGGAACGCCGACAGTCGAAGAGAATCGTACATGGAAAACCGTGTACGGTGCTCTCGTCTTTGACGCGTTTCTAACTGATATACCACTGATGACAACTAAGTCCGGTAAAGGTGCGTGTCGAGTGTTGAATATGAATCGCAAGAGCTGGCAAGCTGCTCGCAATGGTGGACGCCTTCCTCCGCCAATTTCACTTCAAACGCTCTTCACTACCAACTCCCCTCAACCCTACCTATCCGTCAGTATCCTTTCCATGTGGCCGAAGACCGAACCTCGTGAACAAACTCCTCCTGAGTTTCACGCCTGGTCTTACACATGTGGATTCGTACCTGACAACGGATGGTAGCCACTCCTCCTTTGACACAAAATCGTGTGTCGCCAACTTCTTCAATACTCTTCGCGTCGAATTACCCTTGAGGGTGGTCGCGGAAACTGTTGAAGTTGGTCCCAGCCTGGGACGTTTTTGCCGTTCTCATCATAAGTAGTTCATGATGTGTTTCTGTGGTTGGATCCAGACCCGACTACGTAGGTGACCTTTTGTTGGTCACGCACCAAGTGCACTCCCTATATTAATTGATACAACATCGCCTCTTATAAAAGGCGTCCGGCCGACCACATGAGTCAGCAGGGTGATGTTGTAAAGATTGTTATGGGTGGTAGCGCGAGATGCGTGATTAGTCTTGTTAGACGTAACAGATTGTTATCTGCCTGGTCGCGTAGTTTCCATATCTTCTGATATGGTCGCTGGAGACTTCCACAGTCACACTTCGTGAACCTTGACACACAATTTGCTGCAGCAACTTCTCACCTCAGGGTGGAATGCGAGCAAACGATTATGTGTATCACAAGTGATGACGTTGGCACCGTACGTAGTTGAGGTTTCGTACGGGTAGTGGGCACAGGGA